AGTTTCTGAACGAGAATGGCATCATTCCCGAGTATCAGGTCATTCTCGACGCTCGCCCTGACAACATCGCCCTGATTGGCAGCGCGAAGAAGTATCTGATCGCCTCACAGTGCGATCCGGCCATTTTCAAGGCCCTAGGCGACCCCTTCGTGTGGCATCCGGCAATTGAGGACATTGAGGAGCATTTGCCCGCCCACGACGACGAATATGCCCTTATTGGCGGTGGCACGACCGTTGGGCTGTCGTCCATGTGCCTTGCTTACACGCTCGGCTATCGCAAGCTGCACCTGTTTGGCTACGACTCCTCGCACCGTGCCACTTTGGGACACGCCTACAAGCAACCGATCAACGCCACCGAGCCTCTGTGCAAGGTCACGCTTGGCGGCAAGACGTTCACGGCCAGCCTGACTATGGCGCGGCAAGCCGAACTGTTTCCCGAAGTCTGCAACAACCTGATCGACCTTGGCTGCATCGTTACGGTGGATTCGGACGGGCTTATCATGGAAGTGATGCACCAGATGCGCCTTGCTTCCCAGCCGCTCACTGAGGAAGAGAAATACCGCAAGATGTGGGAGTTTGACTCCTACCGCACGATGTCCCCTGGAGAGGGCTTTGCGGAGGAATTCGTCAAGGTGGTCAAGCCGCACTTCCTCGACATCATCGCGGACTTCGGGTGCGGCACCGGGCGCGGCGGTCTGGCAATCAACCGGCTGACCAACTGCGATGTGGTTTTCGTGGACTTTGCGGACAACTGCCTTGATCTTCGTGGGCAGTTTCCATTCGTTTACGCGGACCTCACGCAGTCCATGTCAATGAAGGTGAGCGCCGATATCGGATACTGCACCGACGTAATGGAGCATATCGAACCTGAAAAAGTGCCAGACGCGATCCGAAACATTATGGATTGCGTTGACAAGTGCTTCTTTAAGATTGCGATGTTTCATGACAATATGGGCTCGCTGATAGGGCATCCCCTGCATCTATCGGTTTTTCCCGTCGAATGGTGGGAAGAACAATTTGCAGGATATGATGTGCTATACAGGAACCATGACGGGGACACCCCCTTTCCGTATGCTACCTTCTACGTCAAAGCCAAAGAAAGGGCTTAACAATGGCGATTCCCTCACGAGTCCTGGCGGCTGGTAACGCGCCGCTTTCTACCGAAGTCATTTGCGGCGATGTGGCTACCGGCCTGACCGCCACCGGCACCAACCTTGCCACCGCCCTGCAACTGAGCGCCGTGGTCAACAACGTGACGACCACCGCCGCCTCGACCGGCGTTGCCCTGCCTCCCGCTGAAGCTGGCGCTATGGTCACGGTGTTCAACAACGGCGCGAGTTCGCTGACCGTCTATGCCCTCACCGGCACGACTGTTGATGCTGGCGCTTCCGTTGCCATTGCCGCTGGCAAGGAACGGATTTTCTTTGGCATCTCCCCGACCGTTTGGCTTTCCCATCTCGGAGCGTAATACATGCTGGATAGCGACGACCTGAACGCGGACGCGCATCTTTACGTCGAATTTTACGAATACGAAAAGGACCCCTACAAGGGCCGCGATTTCGTCAGGATCATGACCCCTGGTGACAAGACCAACGTCATTGAGACTTTCGTTAACGACGACCACAAGAGACGCTTTTCCCGTCAGTGGCTCGCTTACCAGATGAGGAACAGCACCGAGACGGCCATGCTCATTGGCACCCCGCTTTCGCGGTGGAAGAGTGAGCGGGACGCCGACCTCAGTGATGTTCAGCTTGCCGAACTGCAAATCCTGAAGTTCCAGACGACCGAACAGGTCGCCACGGCTACGGACGCGCAGTTGCAAAAGATTGGCATGGGCGCAGCGGGCCTTCGGGAACGCGCCCGCGCCTATCTCACCGGCAAGAACAACGCAGAGGCTCAACAGAAGATTGACGCCCAGCAGGCCGAGATTGATGAACTCAAGAAGCAGATGCAGGCTCTCTTGGGCGAACGTCGCGGCCCTGGCCGACCGAAGAAGGAAGAGGCTGTAAATGTCCTCGACAATGCTGGAGTTGGTGACACAGGTCACTAACGAACTAGGCATTTCTACGCCTACGTCCGTTGCCGGAAACACCAATCAGGACGTTGTTCAAATCCTGGCGCTGATGAACGCCTCTGGATATGAACTGCTCCGAAAGGCTGACTGGCGCGAACTGACGAAGCCGTATTCCTTCTTCACCGAATACACCACGACTACGGGCACCTACACGACGGCGGCAAGGACGGTTACGGGCATCCCGTCCACCGCCGGGCTCGACACGACCTACATGGCCGTTGGCACGGGCATCCCGAATGGCACGTTCATTGAGAGCGTGGATTCGCTGACCCAAGTGACGCTGACCTCGTTCCCGCAGGACGCGGCCACAAGCGGGACGATCTATTTCCAAAAGGTCAAATACGACCTGCCGTCCGACTACGACGCCATTGTTCCGCGCACTCAGTGGGACCGGAGCAAGCGTTGGGAGATGCTTGGCCCCGAGGACGCGCAGCAGTGGGAATGGCTGATAAGCGGCTATATCAGCACGGGACCGCGCATCCGTTGGCGTCTCCTGGGCGACTATTTCCAGATTTGGCCGGGCGTCTCGACGGCTGAGAACCTTAGCTTTGAATACCGCAGCAAGGGCTGGGCGCGTAGTGCGGCGGGGGTCGCCAAAAACAGTTTCACGTTGGACACGGACACCTGCATTTACCCTGACCGGGTAATGGTCCTGAACACCAAGCTGAAGTATTTTCAGGCCAAGGGCTTCGACACGACGGCCCTGTTCCGTGACTTCTACACCGAACTTGAGACGGCGGTCGCGCAGAACACTTCGGCGGCAAACCTGTCGTTTGCGCCTCGCCCTGGCAACATTCTCATCGGCTACGACAACATTCCTGACAGTGGGTATGGGCGGTAATGGCTCTGGCTCCGCGCACACTGGTTCAACGGGCGACGGCTAACGTCGATTCGCTGCCCGCGCCTGTGGGTGGTTGGAACGCTCGTGACTCGTTGGCGAACATGGAACCCGTTGACGCTGTGTCTCTGGTCAACCTGTTCCCGACCGTTTCCAGCGTCGTGCTTCGCGGCGGCTATACCAAGCACGCCACCGGCCTTGACGGCGAAGTGCAGACGCTCATGACCTATTCGGCGGGCGCGACCACGGAACTGTTCGCCGTCACCGAGACGGGCAAGATTTACGACGTAACGTCCAGCGGCGCTGTGGGCGCTCCTGTAGTGACGGGGCTGTCGTCGGGCACATGGGAGCATGTGAACATCACGACCTCGGGCGGTAGCTTCCTCGTGGCCGTCAACGGCATTGATGAGCCTCGCCTGTATGATGGCACGACTTGGACAAGCATTTCGACGGGCGGCGGTGGAACTCAGATTTCCGGCGTGACGACAAACGATCTTGTCAATGTGGTGCTGTTCAAGAACCGGCTGTGGTTCATCGAAAAGGACACGCTGAACGCTTGGTATCTGCCGACTGACTCCATTTACGGCGCGGCTCAAGCTTTGCCCATGACCGCGATTGCGCGGCATGGCGGGCATCTGGTGGACCTCGACACCTGGACTATCGACGCGGGCTACGGCGTTGACGACAACCTCGCGTTTATCACGAGCGAGGGCGAGGTTATCCTGTGGAGCGGGACGGACCCTTCGTCGCTTACGTCATGGGCGCTGATTGGCGTGTGGAAGCTTGGCTCGCCCATTGGCGACCGCTGTATGCTCAAGTGGGGCGGCGACCTGCTGATCCTCACCTATGACGGCCTGATCCCGATGGCGTCCAGCCTGCAAAGCAGCCGCCTTGATCCCAGGGTGGCGCTATCAGACAAGATTCAGGGCGCGATCACGGCGGCGACGACGGCCTACGGGGGCAACCATGCGTCGGTGGGCTGGCAGATTGTCTATACCGCCAAGCATAACGCCGTGTGGATCAACGTGCCCGTCTCGCCCGGCCACCAAGAACAGTATGTGATGAACACCATCACGAAATCGTGGGCTCAGTTTCAGGGCTGGGCCGCGAACTGCTGGGAAATATATGAGGACGACCCGTATTTCGGCGGCAATGGCTACGTCGGGATGGCGTGGGACGATACCTATGCCGACGATGGCGCGGATATCCCCACGGCGGCGGTGCAGGCGTTCAACTATTTCGGCTCGCGGGGCGTGAAGAAGTATTTCACGCGGGCGCGATATAGCCTGTTTACGAACGGCTCCCCGGCGATCTTTGTCGGCATGAACACCGACTTTGACACTACGACCAACGCTGCGCCGTTGTCGTTCTCTGTGACGGGTGCGGCGACTTGGGATGTATCACTTTGGGACGTTGGCTCCTGGGGGGCCGGGCTTGTGATGACGAACCAATGGCAGGGCATTACCGGCATTGGCTATTGCGGTGGCCTGCAATTCAAGTCGTCCAGCCAAGGCGTCCAGATCGAATGGGCCTCAACAGATGTGGTGTATCAGACCGGATGGGCTGGCATATGATCTTTGCCCGTGAAAAAGTTGCCGACTGCATGGACGAATGGCGCGTCCTTGGTGATGACCATTGGAATGAGTATTACCAAGACTCCGACTTTCACCCGGATGAAAACGGCCTGAAAGAGCAAGAGCGCAACGGCCAGTTCGTCTATTTCTCAATGCGGGATGAACACGGCAAGCTTTGCGGGCAAGCGGGCTTTACCGTCACCTACAACCCGATTTTCTCGTCTTATGTGGCATACGACAGTTTCTTCTACATTGCCCCTGAACACAGAAACAAAAACAACATGAAGAAGCTTCTGTATTTTGCGGGCAAAAATCTAAACGAATCCGGCGTCAATCAGGTTCTTGCTGGTCATCACCTTGAACAAGATTTATCCTCTCTCCTGAAGGGCGCAAGCTTCAATCCGGCAAGTATGCTGTATCTATTCACAGGGAATGAGTGATGGGTAGTCTGTGCAAAAGTCCTAAAGCACCTCCCCCGCCCGATTACGCGGCGGCAGCTAAAGCACAAGGACAAGCCAACCTCCAGGCGGGCCTGCAAACGGCTGGCATCAGCAATCCCAACATCGTCAGCCCGTATGGGAACCAGACGGTCACTTGGGACATGTCTGATCCCAACATGCCGAAGCCGACGATCACGCAAACGCTGACGCCCGACGCCCAAGCGGCCCTGAACGCCCAGCAGCGCGTGGACAGGGAACTTGCCGAACTCGGCAGTCAGGGTATCGGCACGGCGCGGGATATTCTTGGGACGCCGTTCAAATACACCGGCCCCGACATTCAAACCTCGTTCGACCAAGGCCGTCCCCTGAACTACGGCCCGACTATGGGCGAGTATGGCACCGCGCAGGGCGTGGACCTGAGCCAATTCGGGCAGAATCAGGGCCTTGACGAAACCCGCTACGGGCAAGCGGGCACGATCAATGCCAACGCCTATGGCCTCGCGGGTGGCATCGGCGCGAGCGACTACGGCCTTGCTCGCGGTCAACTCGACCTGTCGAACGTGGCGCGTATGCCGGTCAATGCGGGCATGACGGGTCAGCAAGCTATTCTTCAGCGCCTTGCGCCGCAATTGGAGCGTCAGCGCGAGGGCCTGCGAACCCAGCTTCTCAACCAGGGCCTTCGCCCCGGCACGGAAGCCTATGCGCGGGCTATGGAACAGCAGGGCCAGCAAGAGAACGACCTGCTGACTCAGGCCGCGCTGCAAGGCATCAACGTCGATATGTCTGCAAACCAACAAGGCTTTGGGCAGGCGGCGCAAACGCTCGGGCTCTACAATCAGGCAATCGGCCAGAACTTCGGCCAAGGCATGTCCGCGCAGCAACTGCAAAACGCGGCTATCGGGCAGAACTTTGGTCAAGGGCTGTCATCCCAGCAACTCGGAAACGCCGCGATTGCCCAAAACCTGCAAGCCGGGCTTATGGGCCTGCAATCCCGCAACGACGCGCTCAATGCCAACATTGCCAACGCCATGCAGGCGCAGGCCATGCAAAATGATGCAATGCAGCAGAACTACGGCCAGGCGGCAAATATTGCCGGGCTGTATAACTCGGCGGCGGCGCAGAACTACAACCAGAACAT